ACTTAAGAACAATCAAGGAACAGAAGAAACCCGAGTCCGTCATATGGATTATGGGGTTGTGCTTAACGCTTTCTTCTGGAGACGATTCAAAAACAAAGAAGACATAACATTCTTTGATCCTAATCAAGTTCCTGACTTGTACGAAGCATTTTATAGCAATACAGAACGTTTCGAAGAACTTTATGTAAAATATGAAAAGCAGTCTGGTCTACGTAAAAAGACCATGAGTGCTGAAGAAGTTTTTAAAAGTGGTATACTAAAGGAGCGTACTGATACAGGTCGTATCTACCTAGTGTTCATCGACAATGTGATGAATCAAGGCCCGTTTGATTCAGATTACCATACTATCTATCAGTCAAACTTATGCTGTGAAATACTTTTACCTACTAAATCTTTTAAGCGTCTCGATGATGCTGACGGTCGCATCGCTTTATGTACTCTTGGATCGATCAACTGGGGCGCCTTCCGCAATCCTGAGGACATGCGTAGGGCTTGCCGTATTCTTCAGCGCAGTTTGTGTAACATACTTGACTATCAAGATTTCTTAAGTATTCAGAGTAAATTAAGTAACGATGAAATACAACCTCTGGGTATCGGCGTTACTAATCTTGCCTACTGGCATGCTAAACGAGGATTAAAATATGGTAATACAGATAGTCTTGCAGAAGTTAAGTCGTGGATGGAGCACCAGGCATTCTATCTTACAGAAGCAACTGTCGAGCTGGCCAAAGAAAGAGGCAAGTGCAAAGACAGTGACAAAACTTGGTATGGACGTGGAACGTTCCCGTGGGAAAGACGTGCCAAAGGTGTAAACGAACTCGCCGACTTTACTCCAGAACTAGATTGGGAACCACTACGTGAGCAAATGAAAGAACACGGTGTTCGAAACGCTACACTAATGGCTATTGCACCTGTTGAATCTAGTAGTGTTGTAATTAATAGTACTAATGGAATCGAGATGCCCATGTCACTTATCTCAACTAAAGAAAGCAAAGCAGGATCTTTTACACAAGTTGTTCCAGAGTATCACAGATTGAAGAGCAAGTATCAATTAATGTGGGATCAAAGAGATTGTTCAGGATACTTAAAGACTGCGGCAGTACTTGCAGCCTATGTAGATCAGAGTATCAGTACCAATACATTTTATAACCCTGCACATTTTCCAGAGCGTAAAGTGCCAACTACATTGATTGCTAAGAACTTGATGCAGGCACACATGTGGGGAATTAAAACTTTTTATTATAGCTTGATTAACAAAGCTGGCAGTAAAGCTATCGAAGCTATTGCCGAAGCATATATTAAACCTAACGGATATCATCTCAATGGCTTTAATGGCCATCAAGTTGATATCGAAATTGAAGAAGATTGTGAAGCGTGTAAACTATGAGCAAACAACAATATAACCTACAGACTAAGACAGACTACTTACAACGCAAAATGTTTTTGGACCCAGCAGGTCCAGTAACCATTCAACGATTTGAAGAAGTCAAATATAACAAGATTGCAGACTTTGAAAAGACAGCTCGTGGCTTCTTTTGGGTGCCAGAAGAAATTTCGCTGACCAAAGATGCACAAGACTTTAAGGACGCCAGCGATGCGGTCAAGCATATCTTTACTAGTAACCTGCTTAGGCAAACTGCTCTTGACAGTTTGCAAGGCCGCGGCCCAAGCCAAATCTTTACTCCGGTCATAAGTTTACCAGAACTAGAAGCACTGGTCTATAACTGGACATTCTTTGAAACCAACATTCACAGCCGTTCGTATAGTCACATCATCCGTAACATTTACAACGTGCCTAAGGAAGTGTTTAACACTATTCACGACACTGAAGAAATTGTAAATATGGCGTCTAGCGTTGGCGCATACTACGATAAGTTACATCAGATTAACTGTGCTGTAGAATCTAACGGCGACATCAAAGAAGAAGAACATATTAGAGCTATCTATTTGGCCTTACACGCAAGTTATGCCTTAGAAGCGTTCCGCTTTATGGTATCATTCGCTACAAGCCTGGCAATGGTTGAAAACAAGATCTTTATTGGTAATGGTAACATTATCAGTTTGATTCTACAAGACGAGCTACTACATAAAGGATGGACAGCTTTCCTTATCAATCAGGTTGTTAAGGAAGATGCTCGATTCGCCAAAGCTGCACAAGACTATCAAGAAGAAGTAATGCAGATTTATCGTGACGTCATCAAAGAAGAAAAGGATTGGGCAGTATATTTGTTTAAGAAAGGTCCTGTTATTGGTCTTAATGCTAATATCCTAATCGACTTTGTAGACTATACTGCGGCTAATGCATTGAAAGATATTGGAATTAAGTATTGGGCAACAGCGCCAAAGTCAACTCCGATTCCTTGGTTCAATAAGCATAGCGACACTAGTAAGAAGCAGACAGCACTACAAGAAAACGAATCCACTAACTATGTTATTGGTGTCATGAGTGATGCCATTGACTACGACGAACTACCAGTACTATAAAGGAAATATAAATGAAAGCAATCGTATGGAGTAAATATCACTGCCCTTATTGCGATCAAGCAAAGGCACTATTGAAATCTAGAAATATAGAATTTGAAGAACGTAAAATTGGCGATGGTTATACTAGAGAAGAATTACTAGAAGCTGTACCAGATGCTCGTACTGTTCCACAGATATTTTTAGATGGAAAGTTAATTGGTGGTTTTACTGAGTTACAAAGGTATGTACAAAACAATTTGGAACCACAGAGCACATTTTAAGGAAAATCATGTTATTAGAAAAGAAATACTCAGAAAACGATATCATTAGTTTTAAGTTGGCCAGCGGCGAAGAAGTTATTGGTAAATATATCAAAGACGATATGACAGCTTTCGTTATCAAGCATCCTTTGATGCTAGTTGCAAGCCAGAAGGGTGTTGGAATGGCACCATATATGTTCACTGTAGATCCTAGTAAAGAATTTACATTTACAAAATCCGCTATTCTGACCCATGCTAGTACAGATAAAGAAATTGCAGATCAATATCTGAGCCAGTCAAGTGGAATTGCAATAGCAAAGACTGGAATCGTTTAACGGAGTACTGATATGGCAATTACTACTAGCAATCCAAATTCTAGACCCATAGTTACTAGTGAAACTAGCACTAATACTGGTGTCAGTATTGAAATCGATTACACCGAGTATTATAATAGAATTGCAACCGCAGTAGAAACAATTGCCACTAACTCAACTACTATCAAAAACGATATTGAAAGTATTAAAAACTCAATTGCAGTTATTGAAACTAAACAAACTACCCTTGCTGAAAAAACAAGTGATATCCGAGACTATCAGTTAGCAATAAAAAACTTTGCAGAACACGATGGAATACATATCAAGAGTCCTTGGGAATATCTGTACATGTACTCTATCCTAAATGCCTATGTAGAAAAAGGCTATAATATCAATACAGCAAAGACAGAGGTAGAATCAAAACCAAAACACAGAGACTGATATGCCAGGTATAGCTCGTGATGCTGGAACAGATACTGCTGGTGGAGCAATTATACAAGGTTCTCCCAATGTGTTTGCTAACGGACAACCAGTTGTACGGATTGGTGATGCTGTACAACCACACGGTCGCGGCCCACATGCTGGCCCAGTAATGGTTGGCGGTAGTGGAAATGTAAAAGCCAACGGAATAGGTGTGAGTAGGGCAGGAGATGCCGCCAGTTGTGGACATAGCGCAACTGGTTCCGGTAATGTTTTTGCCAATTAATTAGACATTATTTTCTGCCTATAGTATAGTCTGCATAAGTATTCTGTACTTGCCTAAAGGAGAAATAAATGGCTACAAATAGATATCAAGAATTCGCTAAAGTCGTAGAAGCAATGGAAAATGATTTCGAAAAATTCTACGATAAAGAAGTTGGCGCAGCCGGCACTCGTGTTCGTAAACACTTACAAGAACTTGCTGGTCTTTGTAAAGATGTACGCAAAGACGTTACCGAAGTAAAAAATCAGCGCAAAACACAATAAATACTGTGTCAACCAATTATGGTGACAAGGCGTTATAATATTATGCTTGGAGGAGACTAGCATGAAAAAAATCTTAGCAGTATTATTGCTTACATCGAGCACAATAGCATTTGCTGGCCACGGTCACCATGGTCTACGACATGGACATCATCATAAGCACTGGCACGGTCCCCACCATGGTTGGGTAGTGCCTGCCCTTATTGGCGGCGCCGTAGTTTATGCGGCAACTAGACCAGATCCAATTGTCGTGCAACAACCAACAGTTGTGTTACAACCTAATCAAGTCTTAATCGATGGTGTTGTATATACAAAACAGATAATGATTATTAATGGTGTACAACAAGAGGTATTGTTAAAGCAATGAAAATTTGGGAAGCCACAATAAAATTACCAACTGGTCCACAACGACAAGTCAAAACTACTGTTTCCGCTGAAAACGTATATGCCGCAATGGCATTACTAGAACAACAGTACGGAAAAGGTTGTTGTTTAGGACCTCCTCGAGAAATCAAATACAAGTGATAAGTTATGGCATACTCTGAACAAGTGATTGATCATTATGAGAATCCAAGAAATGTTGGCTCTTTTGATAGGACTGACGACTCCGTTGGTACTGGCATGGTTGGTGCACCTGCTTGTGGCGATGTTATGAAGCTACAGATAAAAGTCGATGATACTACGGGTATAATTACCGATGCTAAGTTTAAGACTTATGGTTGCGGAAGTGCTATTGCAAGTAGTTCATTGATTACCGAATGGGTCAAAGGCAAAACACTTGACCAAGCAACAACAATCAAGAATACCCAAATTGCAGAAGAACTTGCACTTCCTCCGGTTAAAATACATTGTTCTATCCTAGCAGAAGATGCTATCAAAGCCGCAGTAGAGGACTATAGAAAAAAGCATGCTCAAGTATCCTATAACAATAGTTGATAACTTTTATGAAGATCCAGATCAAATTAGAGATTTTGCACTAGGATTAAAATATCATAGTCCTCGCAACCTAGACGAGAGCGAAGGAATATTCCCGGGTAAACGGACAAGCGAATTAGGTCCATCACATCCGGGATTTTTTTATTATTCTGTTAATAAACTCCTTAGTGTTTTCCATGATTATAAGACACAACAGCTCAGTTGGAATATTTCTAATAAGTTTCAGCTTATTGATTCGTCATTTAAATCCGACTGGATACATTCCGATGTTGGTTGTGTATTTGCTGCCATAGTTTATCTAACACCCAATGCGCCTTTAGATGCAGGAACCTCTATATATAAAAAAAATAATAACTTTCGAAAAGATTTGTATGAAAAGTTAAACGAAGAAAAATTTAATTTTTATCGAAATAATGGCGAAGATAAAAGAGATGTAATAAATTCAATGTTTACCGAAACAGTTCGTGTTAATAATATGTATAATCGACTTCTAGTCTACGAAGCCGAACAGTTCCACGGTGGCAATAACTTTTTTGGATCTACAGATGAGGACTCCCGACTTACACAGATATTTTTTATCAAAGCTATTGATACTAACTCCTATCCATTACAGCGATGATAACTTTGACAAATAAGGCAGCAGAAAAAATCAAGCAACAACTACAGCGCAGGGGAAAAGGGCTGGGTATCAGGATAGGTGTTAAAACTACAGGATGTTCGGGACTTGCCTATGTTTTAGAATACGTAGACAAAATATTTGAAGGGGATCACATTTTTGACTCCAACGGTGTTCACATATATGTAGATCCCAAAAGTATGGCGTATATTACTGGATTGGAAATGGATTGGATACGTAATGGGCTTAATGAAGGGTTTGAATTTCGTAATCCAAACGAAAAAGATCGTTGCGGCTGTGGCGAATCTTTCCGAGTATAAGCCAAAATAATTGACATATAGAGAAACTTCAGCTACAATAGTGGCTGTGTTTATATTTTTGGTGAATATTTATGAGTATGCATTTGGAAGGGCCTTGGCTTAGTACCACCGGCAAAAAAAGAGGCAAACGTAAGTTTCGCAATGCTGAAGAAGCAAGAAAGGCACGAGAATTGGACGAAAGTTGGAAAGAACTCCAAAAAAAATGGGGTTTGGAAGCAGAAGAGAGAAAGCGCAAGCGAGCCCTTTCGGCACCTGTTATGCTTCCTACAGAATCCGGTATCTACCGTAGAGATACTGGTCCCCGTATTCCTAGCCTTAATGGCGGTATGGATATGGCACCGGCTACAAAGGCTGCGCCAAAAGTTTACACCGGAACTAAAGTTAAAGGTATTGCTACTATGCACAAAAGCAATGCAGTACCTGTTTTTAGTGACGAAGAAGCAGTAGACATTTCCAAAATGCGTCGATAAAGCAGGACTATATAAACGTAGTAGTTTACAACATAGGAAACAAGATAATTACTTGTTGCACCGAGAAATTTTGGTGCAGGCTTTTAACGCATAAGGAGATGTATCAGAGCCAAAGTAAAACGACCCTAGCGAGGTCTTATCCAGCGTAAAGGAGAAGAAAGATGATACGCATCATGAAAACAGCAGTTTTAGCACTGGCACTTTTGGTAGTGTTTATAACTGGACAAACAGTAATCGAGTATAAGCTAGACCGTCTTAAAGAAGCTAGGACAACAGCAAGCCCGGTTACAGCAGAATTAAGACAGCGACAATTAGACTGTCTTGCCCGTAACATTTACCACGAAGCCGGTTATGAGCCATTCGAAGGTAAAGTAGCAGTAGCACAAGTAACACTAAACAGGGTCGAAAGTGGTTTATTCCCTAGCGATGTCTGTAAAGTAGTATATCAAAAAAATGTTATCTACGAAAAAGTACTTTGCCAATTTAGTTGGTACTGTGAGCAAGCCAGTATCAAGAAACCTATGAATGGCCCTGTGTACACAGAAAGTATGGAGGTAGCCAAAAAAGTATTGCTAGAGGGATTTAGATTGCCTTCAGTTAAAGATGCACTTTATTTCCACGGTGATTATATTAATCCAGGGTGGAAACGAGAAAAAGTTGCTAAAATTGGCCGTCACATTTTTTACAAATAAGGATAAATCATGAGTTTTGCATCAGTTAAACAATTCGTTAAAGACCTTTTTGATCTCGACTTATGGGTTAAGAATATCAAGGAGCATGCTCCGCATATCAGTGCAGAAACAGCAGGATGGTGTGCAATAGTGCTATTGCACCTTGCTACAATACCTACAATGGTTGCTGTGCTTACAGGACTAACGGAAAAGATGCCGCCTGTGGATTTAGTACTATTTTCCTGGGCTGGACTGTTCCTTTTCTTCTTAAAAGCAACAATTCAAAAGGATCTTCTTAACATTGTAACCATAGGTTTTGGTTTTTTTGTTCAGGCTTGCCTGATGGCTTTGATCATATTCAAATAAATACAAGATAAAGAGGAGCAGGATATGCCATCAGGATTCGTACAAGATACAAACCAAATTCAGCCAAATTTCTACAGAGTACAAATTGATTGTACAGACTGGAATTCGGCAACCGATACAACAGGAGGCGGCGTGTCTCCTAATAGTTCAGATAGCTTTAGCACAGCTAATTTGCCAACTACTGCCGCAGAAGCCACACTAAGAGCTCGCGGAAATATGCGTTGGAGAAATATTGTCAATCGTCTAACTAACGTTGCCGATTGTCAAATTCTCGACTTAACAGTAGCTGGTGAATCGAACGGCGACGATCAGCCCGATACTGTTACTTTTACAGTAAAATATGATAGAGATGCTGGTATTATTGCGGCATGCGGAGCAACAACCTTTACACCAACTACAGGCGGCGCAGTTACTATTAATACAGTAGCTAAAGCAATACGTTACCTAATTGGACAAGGTGTAGCTGACGCTACAACTGCTACAGTTCGAGTAGCCAGTGCGCTAGGTGACGGCATGGAATCCGTAACCGTAGCCGCACCTGATACTATTGGTGATATCTATGATGATGTTACTGTGTCTCTAATTGATACAACAACACTAGTTAACTCATAATAGGATAGAAAATGCCACAATATAAAGTTACAATTAACATGGATAATGTTACTTCGGTAGCAACTTATCCATCTATTGATGAACATCCTGATGCTGATGACAGAGCTAAGGGCGGAGTAAATCCTTTAGAATGGACAGACTTACAGCATCCACCAACTGATCCTGATTATGCTATAGCATTAACAAGAGCAAACCTACGTTGGACAAAAATATTCGAGGAACTCTGTAAAGCTGGATCGTATCAATTCTATGACGAATTTGTCGAAGGCATTGACATTGCCGATCATCAACCTTCAAAAGTAAGTTTTGAAGTCAAATGGAAAATTAATCCTTTACCAGTTTATCAGTATTACCTAGAGACAGCAAATGGAAATTTAACCGGCTCTGACGGCGGAGCAATTGATACTGCTGAAAGAGCAATCAAGCAAATGGTAACAGACGGTATTTGTGCCGGTGGCGGCAGTGGCTGGTCACGATTTGCCAGAGTTCATAACCACGCTCGTTGGAACGACGAAACGGTTACTGTTACAATAATTCAACCGGATATTCCTCCTAAGGTTTTCCAAGATATTACCGTAGAAGAAGTCCCTGAAACATTTCAAATTAATTAATGTTACTTGCCTGGTTATTACTTCTTACTGGTCTCATCATCTCTGCGGTCGCAATCTATTATTCAGTAATAGGTTTGGCCGCAATATTTTCTGCGGCCGTGATTCCCATTTATATTATGGGAGGCAGTTTAGAAGTTGCCAAATTAGTCTGTGCTAGCTGGTTAAAAGCCAATTGGGAACGTGCTCCACGTTTCATGAAGTATTACATGATTACTGCGGTTGCTGTACTCATGTTGATTACCAGCATGGGTATTTTTGGATTTTTATCAAAAGCACACACCGATCAAGGTATTACTAGTGGTGATGCTACTGCAAAGTTAGCAATCTATGATGAAAAAATTAAAGTAGCAAAGGAAAACATTGATGCAAATCGCAGGGCACTCAAACAAATGGATGAGGCTGTGGACCAAGTTATGGGTCGAAGTCAAGATGAAAAAGGTGCGGACAAGGCAGTTGCGCTACGTAGAGGCCAGGCCAAAGAACGCACTAGACTACTTTCTGAAATTGCAGCCGAACAGAAAGTTATTAGCCAACTTAGTGAAGAGCGGGCACCCATTGCCGCAGAAAATCGTAAGATTGAAGCAGAAGTTGGGCCAATAAAATATATTGCCAAACTAATTTATGGTGATAACCCAGATACTAATATTTTAGAAAAAGCAGTTACTTGGGTCATCATACTAATTGTTGTAGTATTTGATCCATTAGCAGTGATCATGTTGCTAGCCGCCCAAATGACTTTTGGTTGGGCACGAGAACAAAAAGAAAAAGAACCTAAAGAGCAGGAAGTTGCACCTATTCCTGTAGATGATGGGTTTAAGTTTTTAGCTGATGAAAAGGATATCTATCCAGACGGTCATCCAGTAACTACAACTCAGTTTGTCGAGGGTGGTGAGCATCCAAGAGATACATATGAACACGAACACACAGAATTAGTTCCAGCAGAAACACCGGCGACTGCCACAGGGGGTGATATAACAGCGCCAGAGCAACAGCAAGTACAGGAAGAAACTCCTGTCGAACAATGGAACAAAATGATTGCCGAGGCTGAAAAAGCAGTAGAAGCTGAAATAGCACGAGGCGATGAATTATTAGACGAAGAGTCAAAAAAAAAGACTTACATGACGAAAGACCCGCAGGGACAGATACAAGTCAAGTCCAGGTAGGTTATATCCAAAATGCCGAGCAAGAGGATCGTTCGTTATGGAAAAGGATTTTAGCGAAAAAAGAATACACAGACATCTTTAAACCTATTGACAGATTGTATGTTGAGTATGATAAAGATAAGTTTGCTGGCATAGTTGTTAACGAAAGTCTTGAACCTGAATTGACATCTTTTATTAAGGATATACAATCAGGTTCAAGAAAATTTAACGATTACACGCCTGATGAAATACAATATTTCGCAAGTAGGATTTATGAACTTAGGAAAAATAACAGTAATAACACCGCCTGACAAGTTGTTTAACTTAACTTTAAGTTACTTACTAGTCAAGCCTAGTGTCTTAGTTAAACAGCAATTCCAGGCAATCTTAAGTAAAAGCATAGATGATATAAATGTTTTTATTTACGACGAAGAAGAGTCGGATATTAGTTGGTTACTAAGTGTTGCCCACCAAGCTGACATAGTCATTATTGATATCGATAATTGCGATACCATAACAAAAACTTTTATAAGTTTTTTACTGGCTCAGCCTAATGCACACTATATAACTAGTGATGAAATTACACCTTACAATTTAATTTCAAAAAATCGAATATACGATCTGAATCAGATAATTGAACAACTAAACGAAGAAGAAGAGGATGATGATGAATCATAAACCAAAAGGGACCGGAATTACGGTAAAAGAAGGCGAAAATATCAATGCAGCCCTCCGTCGATTTAAACGTAAAGTCGACGATGCTGGAACGTTGGACACCTTAAGAGAAAAAGAATTTTACGAAAAACCAACCACAGCACGTAAACGTGCCAAAGGAGCTGCCCGTGCTCGTTGGTTAAAAAAGCTCGAAAAAGAGTCATTACCTAAAAAAATGTATTGACTTTTTCTAAGTGTTCTTGTACAATATTAGTATGAGAACAGACATAATGATTGACTTAGAAACGCTGGCGACATCTACGGATGCCGCCATTCTTACGATTGGTGCAGTTAAATTTGACCCATTCGGCAAAGACATAGAAGAACCAGATATGGATAGCTTTTATGTTAGAGTAGACCTTGACAGTTGCCATGATCTTGGACTAACTGTTAATGACGACACAGTTGCTTGGTGGGCCAACCAAAGCAAAGAAGCACAAGACGAAGCATTTAGTACAGAAAATCGTGTACATATTAGAGATGCGTTTGATCAATTGTATAAATTCTGCTGGGGAGCCAAACGTGTATGGTCGAATGGTAGTGGCTTTGATATTGTAATTTGCGAAACAGTTTTTAAGAGATTACAAAAAGCCTGTCCGTGGAATTTTTGGCAGACAAGAGATTGTAGAACTGCATTTGATTTAGGAATTAATCCTCATCGCCCGCCAGTAACAGCTCATCATGCTTTACAAGATGCTTGGAATCAAGCAGTGGGTATACAAAATGTTTATACAACCTTAAGAACCAGCACTACTAAAGACGGAAATTATATAACACCGTTTGCAAATCAGAGATAAATAATTTTGTAGGCGCTTCGGGTCTACAATATTCTTGCTTAATTAAAGGAGAAAAGATATGAGCAAAATCATCGGTATCGACTTAGGTACAACAAATAGCTGTGTGGCAATCCTAGAAAACGGAGTTGCTAAAGTAATTGAGAACAGCGAAGGTGCTAGAACAACACCATCAATCATTGCGTACACTGATAAAGAAATTTTAGTTGGCGCAACAGCAAAGCGACAAGCAGTCACAAATCCAAAGAATACAATCTATGCGGCCAAGCGTTTAATTGGACGTAAGTTCAGCGAAAGTGCTGTGCAGAAAGACATCGACTTAATGCCTTACAAAATTATCCAAGCTGATAATGGCGATGCATGGGTCGAAGCAAACGGCGAAAAACTAGCACCTCCACAAATCAGTGCCGAAGTTCTTCGTAAGATGAAAAAGACAGCTGAAGACTACCTTGGTACTACAGTAACACAGGCAGTTATCACAGTACCTGCTTACTTCAATGACAGCCAGCGCCAGGCAACTAAAGATGCCGGTAAGATTGCAGGCCTTGAAGTATTGCGTATTATCAACGAACCTACCGCGGCTGCACTAAGCTACGGTGTTGATAAAACAGATAAGAAAGATCGTAAAGTTGCTGTCTATGACTTGGGCGGTGGTACATTTGACGTATCTATTATCGAAATTGCCAATATTGATGGCGACAAACAAATCGAAGTACTTTCCACTAACGGTGACACATTCCTAGGTGGTGAAGACTTTGACCAAGTACTAATGGACTACTTGGTAGACGAGTTCAAGAAAGAAAACGGCATTGACCTAAAGGGCGATATGCTTGCTCTACAGCGCCTAAAGGACTCTGCTGAAAAGGCTAAGATTGAATTATCTAGCGCACAATCAACAAGTGTTAACTTGCCTTACATTACAGCAGATGCGACAGGTCCTAAGCATATGAACGTGACTATAAGCCGCGCTAAATTTGAAGCTATGGTTGAAGATCTAATTCAACGTAGTATTGAGCCGTGTAAAGTTGCTATGAAAGATGCTGGTGTTACTAACGCAGACATTGATGAAGTTATTCTTGTTGGCGGACAAACACGTATGCCTAAAGTACAGGAAGCTGTTGAAAAGTTCTTTGGAAGGACTCCCCGTAAAGATGTCAATCCAGACGAAGCTGTTGCCGCCGGCGCTGCCATTCAAGGTGCTGTTCTAGCAGGCGATAAAACAGACGTACTATTGCTAGACGTTACTCCACTAACACTTGGTATTGAAACAATGGGCGGCGTCTTTACTAAATTGATTCAAAAGAATACAACTATTCCAACCAAACATAGTCAAGTGTTTAGTACAGCAGACGATAATCAACCAGCAGTTACAATTAAAGTAGCACAAGGTGAACGTGATATTTTTAAATATAATAAACTTCTAGGCGAATTTAACCTGGAAGGTATAACTCCGGCGCCACGTGGAGTTCCGCAGATTGAAGTTACACTTGATATCGATGCAAACGGTATTCTAAACGTAAGTGCTAAAGATAAAAATACCGGCAAAGAAAACAAGATCACTATCAAGAGCGATTCTGGACTAACTGACGCAGAGATTCAGCGCATGGTTCGTGAAGCGGAAGAAAATGCCGAAGCTGATAAGAAAGCTAAAGATCTTATTGATGCTCGTAATGGCGCTGAAGGGCAACTTCATTCGTTCCGAAAAGACTTTGATGCTTATAAAGATCAAATTACTGAGGAAGAAAAAACCAAGATTGAAGAAGCAATTAAAGAAGTTGAATCTGCATCAGCAGGTAATGACACAGAAACAATTAATAAGAGTGTTCAAACTCTATTCGAATCTGCAGGACCGATTTACACTAAAAAGCAACAGGCAGAATCGGCCAAAGCAGCTAACCCGACAGCTGAGGGTGAACAAACCGTAAATGCGGAGTTCAAAGAAGTTGATGCTTCTGATAAGAAGTAATATAATGTAAACGTAGGATGCCTTCGGGGTCCTACAAAGTTCTTGCTATAAGGAGATCTAAAATGACACAACTAAGAACTATTGACGCGGCAGCTCTTGCCCACCTAAACAGAGCACTTGTAGGTTTTGATCGAGTATTCAATGATCGTTTTTTTAACGGTAACCAAAATGGTAACTATCCTCCGCATAATATTGTGAAGTATAGTGAAGATACATACGGTATTGAAGTTGCAGTGGCAGGCTTTACGAAAGAGGAAATTGCAGTTGAGATTGACCAAGATCAACTGACAATCCGCGGAGTCAAAAATCGTCCTAACGAAAGTACTATAGAGTACTTGCATCGTGGACTTGCTACTCGTGATTTTGAACAGACATTTACTCTAGCTGAGTATATGGAAGTTGTTGGCGCCAAAGTTGCAGACGGAATGTTACAAATCGATATTAAACGGGTAGTTCCAGAAGCACTGAAACCTCGTCAAATTGAGATTAAATAATTATATAACACGGGGGAGGAAACTCCCCCTTTTTAAAAGAGGAAAACATGGCTAATACTGATATTTCACTTGATGAAAAGATCAAGGTAACAGTTAGTGAACCTAAGAATTGGAAGGTTATTTTTCTTAATGATGATACCACTCCGATGGAATTTGTCATTACCTTACTTGTTGAAATTTTTAAACATTCGGATGACAATGCAAAAGATATTACATTACAAGTCCATGAAACAGGTTCTGGAATAGCAGGAATTTACAGTTTTGAGATTGCAGAAGCTAAAGCTGTAGAGGCAACAAACTTAGCAAGACAAAATGGATTTCCTTTACAAATCAAACTTGAAGAGGATTAAATGAGTCTTAGAGAATTAACTAAAGAAGCACACAACAACGCTGAAAGACAAGAATTTGTTAAAATCTTATTTTCAGGTAAAATTAATCCGAAGTTGTATGCAGCCTATTTAAAAAATCAACACCCGCAATATGAAATACTGGAAGTATGTGCAATGCCTCTTGGGTTGTTAACAGGGCTACCGGATATTCGCCGAGCCCCTGCAATTCTTGAAGACTTTATTGAATTGAATACAGATAACGAAGAAGTTACTATTCTTCCAGTAGTTAACGAATATATCAAATATATTCTAAGTATTAAAGACGATCCTAAACGTCTTATGGCTCATGTTTATGTTAGACATATGGGCGACTTAGCAGGCGGCCAGATGATTGCCAAGCGTGTTCCAGGAAAAGGTAAGTACTATCAATTCCAGGATCCTGAAGCACTTAAGGCAGCTATCAGAGAACGTATCAATGATGATATGGCCGACGAAGCTAAAGTTTGCTTTGAGTTCGCTACAAGGTTTTTCCAGGAAATGATGACCTTAGTAGAGTACAAAGATGAGTAAAGTTTGGGACAAATTAATAGAAATAGAAAAATTATTTGAAAGTGAATTCTATGCCACTGGTAGCATTATACATGAGCCTGGCATGGATCGATTCAATCAACCTGGTTGGGTTAACAAAGTCTGGATGAGTAGTCAGTATCGTAGAGCACACATTGATGTTGTAGATGCTAGAGAAACTAAAGGACTGTGGATGATGCATTGCTGTGTTTTTCCACATTTACACAACCCTGCTCCAATTTTTGGATTTGACGTTATAGCCGGCCGTAATAAAATTACTGGTTGTTTCATGGATTTTAGTCCAGCAGGCGATAGTGAACATCCGTTAATTGACTGGTTTGCAGAAGAAGCACACAAGCTCCAGTGGAACAAGACTCGCAAACTTCCAGACTGGGCCGAACGTATTTTTACTGGTAGTATGATTGCCGCCGGCAACGTACAAGACGAAACCGAGCTAGAACAAATTTTTACAATAGCTAAACACGGTTTAAAACATTATCTTAACTCGGTAGGCGAAACTAACAAAACAGCAGTTAGTACTAAGTCTGCACAAAACTACTACGCACAAAATCAAAAAATGAATCCTCATACACCTAAAGTTATGGTTAGTTTAGGGCTTAGTGAAGAGGATGTGCAGGTTTTCATACAGGATTGTTTGTTCCCCGAAATACGCTAAATATTGTATCATTGGGAACAGCTATGAGAGCACGAGAATTTATTACAGAAGACTGGAACAAAGTTAATAGACAGGATAAAACAGACGGTCTAAGTCAAAAAGCCGTTAATGCTTATCGCCGAGAAAATCCTGGTTCTAAGTTAAAAACAGCAGTTACTACAAAGCCTAGCAAATTAAAACCAGGTAGCAAGGCTGCTAAACGTCGTAAGAGTTTCTGTGCTCGTATGAGCGGTAACAAAGGTCCTATGAAAGATGAAAAAGGACGCCCAACACCAAAGGCTAAAGCGTTACGCCGTTGGAACTGCGAGTAAGATTCATTATGCGTTTTCAAGAACTTAAACATATTATTTCAGAAGCCAGTATTTGGAGTCGTGCAGGTGCATATAAGTACGGTCACATGGTTCGTATCTCAACAGGATCTAGGATTGGAGAAGTATTACTTGATAAAATACAACAAAAAGTTCCCGACTTTGATCCAGAAGAAAAGCTAGAGTGGGTAGAAAGTCCGGCAGAAGATTCTGTAAAAATACAAGCAGGTACAGGGTCTACTAAATTACATTTTAAACGCTCTAATGAATCTGGAATTACACTTGTTGGAACTCCTAGTGCTATTGAAAAAGGACTTTTACACGCCGAACGTTATAATAGGGGCGACATAGCAGAAGCTATCTTAGGTGCTAGTCTTACTGCAAAACTTATTAAACGAGGATCTGATAGAATTGGGACTATTGGAGACAGCGATGTTAAGGCAGTCTTAGCAAGAGCTGTCAAAGCCGGAGATGAACTAAGCTATACAGTAGAGGACAAGAAAAGTCAAATTGCTGATAAAATTGTGTTCACATTACGTTTACCTAGCGGTAGTATGAATGCTCTCAAAAATCCTGATAACTGGGATAAGTTTGCTGACCTATTTACATCCGCCGCCAAATATGTAAACAGTGGAGATGCTGAAAAATATAGTAATCACTTTTATCAAAATGGAAAAGTTGACGAAGTTTATATTATCAGCGACGGCGTAAGTAACCAGAAAGGTCGTAAGACCGATGTACAAGCTGTAGTAAAAGATCCCGTAACAGGCAAAGTCCGCGATTTAAGAAATGTAGACATCAGCCTTAAAGCCGACAGCAATATCTATGGGCAACAAGGTACCGGAGGACTACAAGCAGGAAAACAAGTTTGGTTACAAAAAGCGCAATTAATGTTTGGTGAGTTAGGTGTAAACATATCAATGCCAGCCCGACACACTGATATTGTCGATTTTTGGCGACAAGTCTATAAACAAGCAACTAAACAGCTTAACCAACATTTTTCACACTATACTGCTACTCAAGAAACAATCTTTATTGAAAAACTAGCAAACCTAATTGAAAAACATGGTAGTTCTGGAAATAAAAATTTAAAACTATTAAGTTTTGAAAAAGGCGATTTCAGTATTCATAGTTTTAGTATGGTAAAACAACGTTTAATCGCAGCCAAGATAGACTTTGGTGCAGAATTAACAATTGGCCCTAGAAGTGGAAAACCAAGTATCATCATTTACGACAGGGCCAGCGGAAAAATTTTAACAGCTATTCGTTATTTCCAAGGCGGAGAAAAATCTAGCAATTATTTTGAAAAAGGTCCGTTGCTCCATGACTTGACAAAAATTTCAAAATATGCACAACAGCCTGCAAAACCAGCAGCACCTACTCCGGCAACACAACAGCCTGCAACAGTTGCTACACCTACACAAGCAGCACCTGCACAGCCGGCGGCAACTACAGCTCCGACTGCACAAGGTCCTGGCAAGTCCATGACCACAGTTGCTCCAGGGATGGCTACATCAGCTAACCCTTATACAATGCAACAACCAGAGGAAGAACCTGTTACAGAAACAGGCAATGATAAAGATTTAGATTATATTAGGCGTATGTCTGGAATTATTAACCAGATGGCTAAACATTCCTAATCTTTGCTAGGTGTAAAAACTTAAACAAGTTTATATACCACCAACCTATATCTACTTCGAACCAGCGCCTACTAAGTTTAGCACTTGCTGGTTCAAGGTGGTGATTATTGTGTAACTCTTCTCCACCAATAACAAAGCCAACAGGCAAAATATTACGACTATTATCTTTCGTTTGTCCATTACGGTACCCCCACCAATGCCCAATACCGTTAACAACACCAGCCGCCCAGAATGGAATCCAGATCATTTGAATTCCCCACACGATTAAGCCCCATGGTCCAAAAAGAACAAGGTCAATAACCAACATCAATAGAATACCAAGGCGGCTATGTGGGGAATATAGTTTACGTTCTAACCAATCATCAGGAGTGCCAACTCCGTACTGTAGAATCATTTTTTGATCTTTGGAAGCATCATTATACAAGAATGCTCCTTTGAATAAAACACGCATAAGTCCGTAAACTTTAGGGCTATGCGGGTCTTCGGATTCGTCTGTAAACCTGTGATGTTTACGATGTATTGCTACCCATTGTTTTGTTACCATACCTGTGGTTAACCATAACCAAAATCTAAAAAAGTGTGATAACGCAGGGTGCAATTCTACGGATTTATGTGCTTGACTGCGATGTAAAAACACAGTTACAGCAAGAATGGTAATGTGTGTCATTACCAACAAAGAAATTATTATCATGTTATATTTATCGTATAAGTACACCATGCAAATAGGTAAATTTTACAGCAAACCCAAGCACAACTTCTTTGCCCCAAGTTGGGAATATTACATTGGTATGACTAATGTTAATAGTCCAATTTTTGTAGAAGATTTTAAAACGTATATTCTACAAAAAGAAAAAGAAATCATTGAAAAATTTAAAGGGCAAGGTAACGATGCAGGAACGGCTCTGGGCGTTGATTCTCTAACAGCCAAATATAGATTTTATAATATTTTTGCTTTGGAAGATCCAGTAGCACAGGCATTTAAGAGTTTTGTCGTTGAACAATATAAAGTGTTTTTAAGAGAATTTGGACTATACATTCCTCCAACTTGGGGACGTTGTTGGGCAAATGTGTTGTATAACGGGCAAAGCATAGGTGCTCATAATCATGGATGCCACAGCTATAGCTACTTGAGCGGGCACTTTGTTCTGGCGGCAGAAAATACTGCTACATACTACGAAAACCCAGTAGATTTATCTCAGCATAAGGAACCAAATATACCTGGAACTCTTACGTTTTTTCCGTCTTATCTTCGACACTGGACAGATAAAAATGAAAGTAATTCGGAACGCATTACACTAGCATTTGACTTATATATTGCCGATGAGGAATTTAGAAAAAACAACTTTTACGGTTATTTTAGGGGAGAAAATGATGCACCAGAAGTACAGCTCATATAAAAAGCTCACTTTAGACTTCTGAGTAGCGAATTCATACGTCAAGCCAGCAGCCGGCTACACCGCGGTAACAAGTACCGGTCCTAAGGTGTTAATGTATTTAACCATTCTATTTGACCTAAAAGTTAAACTACTATATTATAAATAGAATACATGGAAATACTAGCTCTTTTATTGTTATTTCAAATTAAGCATTGGTATGCTGATTTTAAAATACAGACTTATATGCAAACCGTCAAGAAAGGCGTTTGGTTAGATCCTATTGGTATAAGTCATAGTTTAGATCACGTAGTAGCAACCTTAGTCATCTTAGTTTGTTTTTCCTTTATGCATCCTATTGGTGTATTCACCATCGCCTGGCTTGCATTTGTAGAAGGCATCTTACACTACTTAATAGATTACATTAAAGTAAAGTATGGTTGTAAAGATAATACAAAGCCTTTATTTTGGAATCAATTTGGCCTAGATCAACTAGCGCATCAAGTAACGTACCTAGCAATGGTCGGTTATCTACTACTTTAATATCCGTTAAAAACAGTTAAATACTAAAGTAAACTCTCTAGGAGCGACCATGAAGAGAACATTAGTATTAGCAGGAGCATTGCTGATCGCATTTAATGCGAAAGCAGAATTAGTTCAACAATTTAAAAATCCAGCCTTCAGTGGAGCCGGCTGGAGCAGTCACGCACTGACTATTGATTCAATTGAAAAATCACGCCGCGATCAAATTGAAGCTGATAAAAAAGCAGCTATCGCTAAAGCATAAGCAGAATTATTGAATACACCTTTGAATCGATTTATTAGTCTATTCCAAAGTCAAGTGTATGCACAAATTGCCACTCAGTTGAGTAATAATTTATTTCAAAACAGATGTTCAGCCGCTGATGGTTCGGCAATACCGGGATGTGTAAATCCAACAACAGGAACATTTGCATTAGACGGCAATACTATTACATGGAACAAGCAAAATGACAAAGTCGTACTAACTGTAGTCGATGCTAAAGGAACAGTTACAACGGTTACAGTTCCTATTGCTAGTTTTGGATTCTAAGGAGCAAATATGTTTAAGTTATCAATTATTAGTCTAGCAATGATGGCTCTGGTAGGATGCTCCACTGTCAGACCATGGGGAAATGTAGAAATAAAAGAAGAAGCAAAAGTAAGCGGAACAATTAATAAAAGTTTTGATGCTGTGCCAGCACCCGCAGGAGCACCTGTTGTTGTTGCAGTATACAGTTTTAAAGATCAAACAGGCCAGCGTAAACCAAGTAACACATTAAGTTTATTTTCGACAGCAGTTACACAAGGTGCAGAGGCATATCTAATTAAAAGTTTACAGGAAGTTGGTAATCGTCAATGGTTCACTGTAGTTGAACGTGTCGGCCTTGACAACTTATTAAAAGAACGTCAGATGATTCGTCAGACTAGAGAAATTTACGACGGCGACAAAGCTAAGATGTTACCTCCAATGACATTGGCAGGTGTTATTTTAGAAGGCGCCATCGTTGATTATAACAGCAATACATTAACAGGCGGTACTGGAGCCAGATACTTAGGTATTGGTCCGTACACACAATACACTCAAGACTTAGTTGTTATCAGCTTGCGTCTTGTCAGTGTAACAACAGGAGAAATTTTAACTACTGTTACAGTAGAAAAAAATCTCTTGAGCACCAGCGATGGTGTAACAGCATTAAGATTCTTTAACCAAGCCACAAGAGCATTTGAATTTGATAGTAGTCAAACCTTCAACGAACCAGGTAACTATGCATTGCGTAGTGCTGTTGAAACAGCAATAGTTGAATTGATTAACAAAGGAGAGCGCCAAGGGCTTTGGAAATTCAAGGAGAAGCCGAATGAGCTGGTTCAGAACAAAACCGAAGTTAAAGGAGCCTCCCAAACACCTTCCTCATCACAGAAACAGTCCGCTGAGTCAAAAACTGTGGGAGGAGACACAACGCCAACAAATGCCGTTGACGGATCAGGAAAACCAATCCACTCAGCAAAATAACAGGAATCTAAACGGAGAATAATAATCCGTTTATTGTAAATGATGAAAAAAACTATAATAACACTAATGCTTTTAACAGCTTTTCCAGTCTTTGCTCAAAGCGTAGCTGTTGCACAGCCAAGCCCAAATGCCCCGGTCAATCCTGTACTAACTGTAAGTCCTAATGCAGTTAGTGCATTGGGTGCCAATACAACAAACCGAGTGTTTGTCGATCAAAGCGGAGAAAATCCAGATGTAAGTATTACACAAACTGGTGTAGGCAATACTGCTGGATCAAACGCAACCTACACAAAGGCAATTACAAGTATTCCTCAAAGACTTAACGGCCTAACACCATCAACACGTAGTTTTACTGTTGATACACCATTGTATCTACGCGGTGCAGACCAAGACTTAACCATTGTCCAAACTGGTAATAATAACACTATTAGCCTACGTGCAGAAAATCCAACAACTGCTGGCGATGGTGTTAGTATCAATATTCAACAAATTGGCAATAGCAACTTTGTTGATGCCAGTTGCGGTGGCGGCGCCACTGTAGGCGGAACAGCATTAACAACTTGTAAGGATGCAACTATTAGTTGGAAGTGGACTGGAGACAGCAATGTTATGCAGTTCAAAGGTACAGGAGACAGCCTAAACAGTCAAGTTGAAGTTACAGGTAACAGTAATGAAATGTACATCGATGCCGTAGGTGACAAACATAGTCAAGTAATTAAAGTTGCTGGAGACTATAATGTATTTAATATCAGTCAAACTGGTAACAGTACCAACGGAAGTAGTGTATGGATCGACTTAGCCGGCAACAGCAATAAGTTTGCTATTAGCCAAGCTGGTACACAAGACAATGTTGTACACATTAAGAGTGTAGCTAGCACAGGTAATTGGAATATCGTTCAACGTACAACACCATAAGGAGTTGCAGTGAAAGCGTTGCTAATTGGATTATTGTTAGTAGCAACCGCAGCTCACGCACAAATAGGTAGCATTACAGAATTTTCAGGTAGTGCTACCATTAAGCGTGGGAAAGAAACTATCACGGCACAGAAGGGTACTGCTGTCGAACAAAACGATAAAATTGAAACTAAAAACGGTAAATTAAAAATTGTTTTCAAAGACGATACTACCGTTAGTGTAACAGAACACAGCAGCCTGGTCATAGATGATTTTGTTTATGATCCAAAAAGCGGTAAAGGTAGTCTTGGCATGAAAGCCACTGGCGGAACTGTTCGTTATGTATCTGGAGCACTAGCCAAAGATCCTAAACAGGTTAAGATAAACACTCCGACCGCAGCCATTGCTGTTCGTGGTACTGATTTTGTAATGAGTGTAAACGAAACTGGTGGTAGTATGGTTATTCTTATGCCCAGTTGTGATTGGGAAACTAGTGCAGTTAAAGGTGTTAGTTGTTCAAGTGGTAAGATTGATGTAGAATCTGGTCCTAACCTTGTTAGCATGGATCGTCCTTATCAAGCTACTCTAGTTGAAACAGCAGGTCAGCCTCCCACTCCTCCAATTACTGTAAATCTGTTTGGAACGCCAATTGGCAATAATTTACAAATAGCACCTCCAAGAACTATGGCTGGAGGTAATGTAGTTGTTGCTGCTCGTGCTGCCGCAGCCGCCACAGGTGTAACTAGAGAGGCTCGTAAAACTGACAAAGAAGATAAAGAAGATAAAGAAGATAAAGAAGATCATAAAGATCATGAAAAACAACACGTAGCATCACGTCAAGCAGAAGATCGCAAAAGCGAAAGCGATGGAGAAAAGAAAACAACTTTATCTTTAAGTGATAAAGATACAGAAGTGACTATTGCTAGCCAAACGGCTGCTGTTGGAGAAACAGAAAATCCTAACTTGTTTGCGTTATACGCAGATAAATCACAGACTAAACAAGTTGGTTGGATGTATGAAAGTCTAAGTCCTAATGGACGTAATTATGCTAACGTAACACAAGTAATGGGTACACAAATACAAGTCACAATAACTCAAGACATGCAGACTGTAAGTCACAATTTTAGTAGCGGTCGAGCTATAGGATCGATTACTATTAATCAAACTTCGAGGTAATGTATATGAAAAAAATACTTCTTAGTTTATTATTTTTATGTTCTAATGCATTTGGCGCCATTACTGACGGCAAATTTGGTATCAATCAAATTTTTGATGTCCAGTATTATTGGAGTGGTAATACTTTAAACGCCAGTAACTTTATTGCTCCTTATAATAAAAACTTTCAAACAGTAACAGTTACCGCAGGACAATACTTTCAATTTTTTAACAGCACAACTAATCCAGGCAAGTACGGTTTGAAGTTAATGAACAGCAACGGCACACAGCATAGCATTGTTCACGACTATGGAGATATTACAGCTTTAGGTAATGGAGCTATCTTTTACATCGGCAGCGGATTTTTTGGTAACGTTATTACTACAGCACAAGGATACAGTTACGGAGCAAGTGCCACATTCACTAATATGAATACAAGTCCTACTAGTAGTGATTTTAACAATTATACCTTTGCTAGCTCGACTCCATTGTCCTCAGGACAAACAGCACAACCAGCTGCTCCTACAGTCAATTGGCAAGTAATTAGAACTAACAGTAACCCAGTAGTTATTAGCAATATCTATCCTACTAGCTATAACAGTCCAAACGGAGAAGGCGCCGCTAATGCATTTGACGGTAATGTTAATACAAAATATCTAAACTTTGATAAAAAGAATGCAGGTGTCACCGTTAAACTAAGTCAAGGTCGTGTTGTTCAAAAGTTTACTATTACTACTGCTAACGACTTTAGCGGTCGTGATCCTACAAGTTATAAGTTGTATGGTAGTAATGACGGCGTTAATTGGACACTGATAAAACAAGACAGTATAAGCCTTAGTGAAAATAGATTCTGGACCAGCCCGGAAATTGCAGTAGCTAACACTAATGCCTACGTCTATTATTTTATTCTATTTCCAACTACTAAATCTGGAGACGGCTGTGGATTAAACTGCGACAGTATGCAGATAGCAGAAGTAACTTATTATTATGATCTCAACGACGGTGTCACCAGCACGGACACAGGCAGCGGAGGAACTCCAGCCAACCCAGGACAAGCTGGTAGTGTATGTAGTGATTGTTTTTCAAGTAACATCACTGCCGCTCAACAGGCATTATTAGATGCTGCTCGTGCAAGAAGAAATGCTATCTCACTCGGAAATCATATTAGAATTAGTGCGGATGGTTCTAGTCCTAATATTACCGTTGAACAAATAGGTAGCTATAACACAATACAAGGACTAAGCGGAGCAGGCACATATGCTACAGTCAATGGTTTCGGTAATACTGTTAATATCAAACAAGGTGATACTTTATCTGGTAAAAATCTTATTGAAATGGGTGTCCAAGGTAATGGCAATGTGGTCAATATTAGCCAAGCAAGAAATACTACTACTGGGGCAGTTGACGGTGCAGAAAGCGGTGGGCACATAGTACGCCTTTCAGTCACAGGCAATAGTGCAACTTATAATTTAAGACAAGGCAACGACGGTGGCCCAAACAGCGGACATTTTTTAAACTTTACTATAAATGGCGGCGGTGGAACTCATAATGTAACACAGGCTAATAATGGAGAAAAATTAGCATTTGTTAGCATTACCGGAAACTCTAATAACGAAACTATTGTGCAAAGCGGCACCGGAAATCATTTCTTAGATCTTACATTATCGGGCAATGGTAATAGTGCTAACATAACACAAACTGGCAGCGGCAGTCACAAAGCCACTATTAATTTGGTGAATGCAGGAGGCCCAAGCTCAGCCACAGTTATTCAACAGGGTAGCACAAATCAAATTTATAGCATAACTCAGCAATGCGCTAATCTGTCAGGGTGCTCGGTGAGCGTAACGCAGGGTAACGGTCCTTAAGATTATAAGTTCCTAATAAAACTAGCATAAATACACAGTAAAATTTCATTTATTTGAGGACTCAAAATGGCACAAGAATTTTTAGTTGAAACTTTTGTCTGGCAACCCGGACTTAAGAAAAAAGAACATAGATTTGATACTCTGGATGCAGCAAAAGCATTTGCAGACGAAGAATCACCACACTTCCATATCATCAAAGTATGGAATGAATCTGGTAAGAATGTTTATACAAAAAGAACAGCGCAGACGCTGGCCCAGGATCCTGACGGAAGTCATTCTGAATGGCTTGTTGCCGCAAAGAACTTTGCACAAAAGGGTGAGTTAAATCCACGATTCATTAATGATGCTGCTACTCTAGCAAAAATACAAGCATCGGCACCTAATCCAGGAAATGCACCTGCTCCTATGGGCAACGTAACTCCAATGCCACCGGAGCCAAATCTAAATGTTCCACTAGCACAGGGCGGAGAGCCGTTTCCTGTACCAGATCAAATGCCTGAATAATGAAAAGAGTTTTACTAAGTCCTTGGACAGCATTAGTAACGTTAACTATTGTTGTCCTGGTTAGATTCTTTGATCCCTCATTTGTAGAAAGCGTAAGGCTAAGATATTTTGATCAGTTAATTATTGGACAGCCTTCGGCTACTATACCTGTTCATACAGTCAATATCGACGAAGAGGCTTTAGACAAATACGGACAGTTTCCATTTCCTAGAGATACTTATGCACGTATCATAAAAGACCTATACGATAGGAACGCAGGCTTAGTTGTATTCAATATCCTTATGCCTGAACAAGATCGTTTTGGCGGAGATGCTGCATTAGCTAAAACTCTTGAAAAACATCCTACCATACTTCCTCAGGTAGCCAGTACTAAAGGTAAGAACAAAACATTTGGATCACCAGTACAAGTTGTTGGAAGTGATCCTCAAGGAAACTTTGTAGAATATCCTGGTATTATTGCCAACGTGCCCGTGTTAGAAGAACGTGCCGCCGGTGTCGGTGTTGTAAACACATTTCCAGAAATAGACGGTGTAGTTCGTCGTATGCCATTGTTAATTGCTGCTCCAGATAGTTATCTACTGCCTTTAGACCAGCAACAAATAACTGTATATCCTTCTATTAGTTTAGAAACTATACGTGTAGGAGTAGGCGACACTAAGATACAAGTTAAAATAGGAGACCAAGGAGTCGAAGCACTCCGTGTTCCTAAACTCAATAGAATTAATGTAGACCCTTTAAGTAGGACTTGGATTGATTGGAGTCAAACTCCTACTGAACACAGCTTGGCAAAACTACCTAAAGATTTTAAAGGTGAAATAGTCATTGTTGGTCTGAGCGCCGCTGGACTAGTACAGCCAGTAGCTACTGCTAAAGGCGAAGTGTGGCCGCAGTATATGCAGGCATCATTAATTGGCACATTACTAAACGGCCGTGCCATACAACGTCCGGGACATGCAGATGACTACGAAATTGTAGCTATATTAGCAGTAGGTTTGTTGTTAATCTTTTTAATGAGGTGGACTTATGTCGGCATCGTTGCGACTGTTATTGCAATTGGCAGTATTATTGCTGGTAGCATGTATTCATACAGCAATTTTCTATTTTTATACGACGCAACTGCCCCAGCAGTTGGCTTGGGATTGGTCGCTTTGCACGCCTACATGGTCAAATTCGTATCAGAGTTCTTACAAAAACAACAGATCAGAAAACAGTTCCAAAGTTACCTTAGCCCCGATCTAGTTGCTAAATTAATCAAAGATCCTAGTCTACTAAAGTTAGGCGGCGAAGAAAAAGAATTAAGTATCATGTTCACTGATGTAAGAGGATTTACATCAATATCTGAACACTATGGCAAGGATGTGCAGGGTCTAACTAGTATTATGAATCGTTACATGACTGCCATGACACGTACTATTTTAGAAACAGGCGGCACACTAGACAAGTACATTGGTGACGCACAGATGGCTTTCTGGAATGCACCATTAGATGAAACAAAGCATTGTAAAGATGCTGTTCGAGCCGGATTAGAAATGTTAGGGAGTTTAGATGCGTTTAATGCAAGTATTAGAGAAGAAGGTGTTCCACCCTTTGGCATGGGTATTGGTATCAACACTGGCGTTGTTGTTGTTGGTAACATGGG